TGCTCCTTGTCCTAAACCACCGATAGCTGAACCTAATGCTGCTCCAGCAATAGTTCCTTCAGGACCAGCAGCGGAACCAATAACAGCACCAATTATTGGTGCAGTTTTTTTAAGGAATCCAAAAACGCTTGCAAGACCTCCCGCAGCACCTTTACCAATTGGGTTTGAAAGACCTGTTTCTCCTTTAGCAAGTTGTGTAAGGGCCCAAGCCGCAGCTTGATTACTTGACACTAAATTAGCTAAGTGATTGGTAGCGCTTGAAAGAAGCTTATTAGCTTCAGTAAAACCTGTTGCTTCTGGTTTTTGTGAAGCCGCTACAAGACCAAAACTAGATTGATTTAATTTACTTTGGCTATTAAGAGCGGTAGTAGTTTGACCTGTAGAAGTCGTACTAGCAAGGCTTAAATCTCCGCCTTGTGAAAATTGAAGGGCTGCTTTTTGTAGGGCATCACGAAGGGTAGGGTCACCAGCAGATGCTGCGTCAAGAAGGTTAGCAAGACCGTTTCCTGGTTGTAAAGCGATAGATATATTGCTCTTGTTTAATCTTCCACCAGATTGTGAAACCGCAAAATTATAAATGTCTCTAAAGATGGCTGCTGGGTTACGCATAGACCCACTAGAACCACGTACATTAATTCCCATCATACGAAGGGTGTTTACTGATTGACCTGAGTTCAATGCTGTGGTTGCTTGCATTGCGCTTGTTGCACTTCCAGTAAGGTTAGATAACTGCATAACCCCAGGCATAATTTGGCTGTTGTACCCAGTTAACCCTGGAAGAACTCCACGAGAAGTTCCTAAGGCAATTGCTTCTTGAACATCCGTAGCACTATTTGTAGTGCCCATTCCCATAAGACTTCTTACAGTTCCGTTGACATTTCCTTGCATGCCAGAGAACTTGGCTTGAGAAGTAAGTAGTTGGGATGTAACTGCGGTTTGAACTGAAGGCATTGCGGTAGCAGCGGCACCTGCAAGTCCCATAGCAAGGTTGCCTGTAGCAGAAGCCAAACCAGCAGCAGCACTACCGAAGCTAAAACCACCGCTAAAGGTTCCGCTAGAGTTAGCAATCATTGTGCCTGGAGATTGACCTCCAGGACCGCCACCCATAATTGATTTAAGAGTGGTCTTCCAAGTATTAAGGTTATTACCAACAGTGCCCGTTACAGAAGCCATTTGTTGGAATTCAGAAAGGAGGTTTGCTACTAATTTTGAAGTAGATGCGCCGTTAAATTCATCAGCCATTTTAAACTCCTCTCTTTATAGCTCTTTCAAGCCAATTTTTACGTTCTCTAAAAGATAGAGAACGCACATCCGATAACGTCCAACCTTTAAAAGCTCTAGATAGGGCTTCGTATTGGTCTAATAAATTTTCGTAATCTGCTTCGCTATAAACGAAACAAAGCCACGAGACTAAGTGGTGTAGGAATAGATTCACCGCATGCCTCGCAGGTCTTGGTCACCTCCCCAAGGCGTGGGCCTGGGTTGTTCTCCAAAATAGACGAGACTAGTGTTTCTCTATCAGCCATACCTAACTTAAGCACCGTTTGTTGACCTAAAGAACCTTTACCATTTATAGATAGCAAACAGCTCTCAAGCAAAATACTATTTAATTCTGCTGCAGTCTTTTCAGCGTTCTCCATTAGTTGCCTTTGGACATATCCTGTAGGAAGCGTAACTTTTGCCGTTCCCGACTTAAGCTCTACATCCCACGTTCTATCTTCCATTGGATTAGCTAATTCTGTAACAGGGACATCTGCTTTTAAATCAATTTCGACAACTGATTGTTTTTCACAACTTGGACATTCCAAACTGTAATCCGCAGTTTCCCCAAATGTAACCCTTCTAATACCTAGAAGAATTGCATCCCTATCTGCTGACAGAAGTTCATCAAAAGTATTTTTAGTTACTTTTTCTCCTCCAAGGCTTACTAAACCTCGTTGAATAATTGCATTAAGAACTCGTCCATAAGAACCAGATTTTGCAATTGCTTCTTCATCAGCACCATTAAGTTCACGAACTTCCGCGTACTTAACTAGCGTGCCTTCCTGAGAGATGTAACCCCCAGGAAGACTCACTTCATTACTTGAAGGGGCAACTGTGGTAATTTTTACAGGTGCCTCTTTTAATGCTTCTCCGATTGCTGCGTTTACAACTTTTGGGTCGTTAGTTAATTCAGCCACGTTTTATGCTCCTTTAAGTTTGTATTAGTTTGCTACTCCGCCAGTGCTTGCTGCGTCGTCTGTGCCAGGTGTAGCCATAAAGCCTACAGATAAACCTTCGTGTACGAGCGTCATTTGCTCGAACAAGATATTTTGGTCTCCAGCATTTAGGTCAGAGTATTGAAGAGTAGTAATCCAAGCATTATGAATTTTAAAGTGCATTTTTGCTTTAGTTACTAAATCATCAGTATCTTGAACTTGAGCTGGATGGTCTAACACGTAAATGTTTACATCGCAACGGAAGTCGTTAGTACCTGATGTTACAGCAAGGCCTTCGCCAGCTGCTGCTGCAAATAGTCCACGCATCCACTTAATGCCTTGATAGTTAGATGTGAGGGTACCGTGTTGCAGGGTAATAGGTGTAAAGGTTGTCATTCCAGGGATTTGGTGAATGGTGGTGTTATAGCCGCCCTCACGATATGGAATTGATTGAGTGTTGATTCCCAAACCAGTGATGCTGGTAAAACCAGCCGCTACTGTAGGAGTTACCGCCGAATTAAAGATGGTACTTCCCTTGGCAGCACTGAATTCCGCAATGAACTTAAAGTTACGTAACGGGTCAGTCGCAATGGTTGAAAAGCGTTGGATATTTGATGTTGTCATTTATTTGGCTCCTTATGCCACAGTGACGGTTGCGCCGCCGTCGAACTGACCGATGTTGATTACTACAAACTCAGCTGGACGTTGCAGAGCAACTCCCACCTGAATATTGACTTGTCCAGCTTCTACGGTAGCCAATGTGTTATTGGTCGTATCGCAGAGAACAAAGAACGCTTGTTCTGGTAGAGCTCCGCGTAAGCCGCCGTCTGACCAGAATTTTGTTAGGAATCCGTTAAGGACCGCGTTAATGCGACGGTATAGAACGGTATCGTTTGGCTCAAAGATTGCAAAGTTGGTTAGTTCAACCAATGCTTTTTCTAAGTAGATTAAAGAACGACGTACTGGTACGTACATTGTGCTATAGCCTGGTTGAAGTGTACGGGCGCCCATAATTACAATGCCAGAACCTGGAATAAAGCGAATTGCGTTTACAGGTGCCGCTGCAGAGTTAAGGTTATCTAGGTCAGAGTTTGTAAGGGATGGCACAGATACTGCGCCAGCAATACGAACAGCAAGACCAGCAGGAGCTTTAAAAACTCCACGTGATTTATCTGTAGCTGCATATTTTCCAATAATTGCTCCACCTGGATTAGCAGCTGCAATAACTGTTCCTGGTGTTGTATTTGTGGGGTCGTTAATTGTAATTGGTGGATAATAAACCGCACCAAAAGAGGTCTGTGTGTAAGCAGATGCTTGTGCTAGTTGGTTAGCAACTGTGTCATTGATTGGGTCAACAACTACAAATACATCCCCACGGTCTTCTGCGTAAGCAAGAAGCACGTTGATTGCTGCATCATCTGTAACGCCAGGAGCGTTAAGAATTAATGAGCTAAGGACAGTATCAAGGTTAGCAACACCATCAGCAATATCTGTAGCAGCTGGAGTTGTTCCATCAGCGCCACTAGCAAGGGTACCTGTTCCAGATACTGCAGTAACTACCTTAGGGTTCTTATTAGCACCTGTGGTTGCTGACTCATCATCTGTTGCAATTACGTACTTAGATTGTGAATTGATTACTGATATAGCGTAACGTGAGTTAGTAGAATCCATTGTTAGATTAGGGAATGTTTCTACCTTGTAAGCTGCGGTTGTTCCACCGTAGTAAACAATTAGGTCAAAGTAACCTGTTGCTCCTGGGGAATCTTGTATAGCAATAACAATGCTGTTTCCCCAAACACCTGGGTTAGCAGCTGTAATGGTTAGAGTATTGATTGGTGAACCTGCACGGTCTTGAAAAATCTTGTATGCAGATACGTAAGAGCCTTTAACTACGCGTTGTACGTAGGCCTGGCTTCCACCATTAGCAAAAAATAGGAATACTGAAAGTGCAAGAGTGTTGTTTGAAGACCAACCACCATAATAGTTTAGGTAATCGCTCCAAGACTTTACTACTGTAGGCGTTAGAGGACCACGAGCGTTGCTGCCTAGAAAAGCTGCAACTGATTCGGAGTTAGCTCCAACTACAGGTGCTATAGGGTTCAGGGTTTCCTGAACATATACTCCTGGTCGTAAGTATGCTGACATTATTTATCTCCTTGAGTTAGGTGTATAGATTTGTGAATCCGTTTGGTATTGCATCAGTAGCACGATTAAGTTCGACAGTTTGTACGATGGATAGGGCATTATTAGCAACAGATGGTGTCATCTCGCTAATAACTCTTACTGTGTAGGCGTTTCTAAATAGACGACGCCCTTCCTCAATCATGTCTCTTTTTATGAAACCGTCAAGGAACATACTGCGTTTTGCAGTTTCTGTACCAAGCTTATTAGGAACTTCTAGCGTTCCGTATTGGCTTGGAAATTTATTTTGTAGTTGAAATATAATTGCACGGTCGTGACGAGGGTGACGAGAGTAAGACGTAACTTGATAGGTTAGGTCATAAGGCAATGGAATTGGATAACGATATACAGACCCCACAACAGGTGCTTGAGTTCCCCTATTATCATTGTCATAAGCCATACCTGAAATTTGGCGCTCTTTAGCAGCCCGCACATCTATTAGTTCAATAATAAGATATGGATATGTTTGTGTTGTAACTTCAATATCAGGGTAACCAAACCAGACCTTTACTGGACGATGAGCAGCTTTTTCGTCTGATACCTCTAGTCCTTGAAGGTAGTTTTTAAGGGCGGCATCTTCAGCTAATATAAAACTCAATTAAAGACCCCCATTTTTAACCAACATATTTGCCATTGCAGTTCCAATAAATTCTTCTAAATAGGTTGAGTATTTAGCAAAGAAAGGCCTAAAAACGGCGTTAGGTGATTGGTTTACCTCACCATATTCTAAGTTATTTATGCGCTCTTCAAATGTTTCTGGGTAGTCAATATACAAAGAATCTTTATCAGCTTTTACAGCAATACTAACTACAACGTCAGAAGGCCAGTTTGCAGCAGTAGCTGCTTCACGTAGTTTTGGTGTCAAAGAATCTGCGGCTTTTTTTGTAACATCTATAAGCGCAGTTTCTGTAGCCTGACTCATTTACGAAACAATCGCCATAAGGCGGCTGCGAGAATACCCTTAGCTAGAAGATGGTTGTCGGGGGCAGACGGAAAGTCAAAGGCGCCCTGGACGAACTCTTTTTCAGAAGGCTTGTCAATATTAGCCATAGCAAAACTCCACTTCGGAGGGTATAACGCACGGTACCGCTTGAACCTCGCACGAGATTCACCTAAAGTATAAAGGGCCCCCTATCTCTAGGAGGCCCTAACTACTAACTACTTTTAGTTCTTCTTAACCTTTTTAGCCAAAGCCTTATCTAGTTTGACATCTTCCTTAGCTGATGGCTTCTTCTTATCCATCTTCTTATCAGCCTTTTCAAACGCTGACTTTTGCTTAGGGCTCATGCCTTTCATAGTCTTTGCATCTTGCTTTTTATCGGCAGATTTTGACAT